CAATGAAAAGGCAATGTCCAATGTGCCATAATCTAGTTCACGGATGGGGCGTGGAGGAAGTTGACCTTGCCAAACACAAAGAAGACTTCAAGATATGGGAGGAAGCTGACCTTGCCAAACACAAAGAAGACTTCAAGATATGGGAGGAAGCTGACCTTGTTAAATACAAAGAAGACTTCAAGATATGGCTGGACTGGGCGAACTTTGATTAAAGGGAGATGCGCGATGTTTGAGTATCTACTGTGGTTCGTGGGCGGAATGATTACAGGGATTGTGCTATTCTTCTTCTGGCTTTCATTCTTGCAGCTAGGAGACTGATGAGGTATAATACATACGCACCTTGAAAAGATGCGCTACCTTCTGGTAAGGTGGCTTCGACCCTGCCGAGGTGCCGCAGACGGGCGGCTTAAGGAAGCGGGTATAATTCGGCGGTGAGGCTAGCCGCCAAAGGGTTCGGATGGACGCATCCGAAGTAGGCAGGGCTAAAAGATGGAGACTGTGCTTGTCGCAGGACTCAGGCTTTGACCGTTGTGTCTCAACAACGGCGGTGGGTAAGAGCACCGTATGGTGTGTCTGGGGTTGGGAAAGGTGGTATAATATGACTGATGAGCGAGCAATCATATCTTGAGAATATAGCGTCAGACGAGCTTAGCCCAGAAGAGCTTTACTCCGCATTGAAAAACATAGATATGGACTACGAGGTATTCTGGGCGTCCTACAACCTCATCCCTCCCGAACCCGAACTTCTACGCCGTGTCTTCGTCTTGAGATGGAATGGACTTACGAACGCCGAGATAGCAGAGAAGCTAGGTGTGAGCATCAGCACGGTGAGACGGAGAAGGGCTGAGTTGCGCAAAATATTCGCCACCGCGAACCTGAAACCCAAATGAACTGATACATTTTGACCGCTTGCTTCTGATATGCGGGTCTAATTATAGAGGGCGAAGTTAAGTGGAGCCTAGAATAGAGTCTCCTCTTCAGGTGGTGCCTCGGCGGGGAACTAACCCTTCCCCGCCAGGCTTCCGTCCTCAATCAAGTATATGGGAGGCAGTAGAATGGGCATAGACCTACCTGACCTGAATGAAATCATCTCAGCAATCAAGGGCGACCACGAACCCCTGAAACAGGCTTGGCGAGATTTCGTGCACTCGCTTGATGACAAGGGCGAGGAACTGAAGCAACGTGTTATCGCCGAGATTCGTGAGTTGAGCGTGGATGCTTTGATTGACGAACTCTACCCTAATTGCCCTTCGTGGCTACGTCCAATCGTCGGAGTAGGTGCTAGGGCTATTGTGAACATCGTGCTGAAGAAGCTGGAGAAAGTCTGATGCCTGAACTTAGTAGTTACCTGATGTTACTTTTCTCTGGATGGGCACTCGTATGGGTAATCGCCTTCGCCGCACACAACGGGAAATGAGGGGGAACTATGCAAACTGCTTTGACCGTCTTCCGCCTTCTGGTAACAGGCATACTTCTCGCTCTACTTGGTGTCTGGACGTGGGCGTTCGTTCAGGGTCAGGTTACAGTTGCCCCTCCCTGGTATGTGTGGCTCCTGGTCGGGGTAGGGAGCGGCATTATCACGATGAAGGACTATCTCAAGATAGTGAGGGGTAGGGATGGCAGGGGGAGCACAGACAAAATACACTAAGAAGCGTGTAGAGGCTATCGTAGAGCGTGTGAGGCAAGGCGTATTTGTCAAGACAGCCTGCAGGGTGGAGGGCGTATCCCCTCAAACATTCTACCGATGGATGGAGACCCGCCCTTACATTCGTGAACAGATAGACGCTGCAAGAGCATATGCCGAGACTACCGCTATCCGGAATATCAGGACTGCCGCCGAGAGGGGGGACTGGCGTGCTGACGCTTGGTTCCTTGAGCGTGCGTTCAGGGATAAGTATGGTCAGCAGGCTGTAGAACTAAAGCACAGTGGCAAAGTCGAAACAAACAGAAGCGACCAAATCCTCAACCTCATCCTCGCCAGCCCAACAGCCATCAGATTGGCTCAAGAGCTTAGCCGAGAACTGGTGGCGGGTAACGCCAGGGACGATGGCGCATTACCTGACGAAAGGCAAGTGGCGTTGGGCGAATCATCTGCGGAGGCTTGATGAGACGCTGGTTGATGTTGCGGTTGGTCGGGTTAGGAAGCTGCTGGTTACGATGCCCCCCCGACACGGCAAGAGCGAACTATGCAGCCACTGGTTTCCCGTCTGGTATCTCAGTCGCTTCCCCGATGACTCAATCATAATGAGCGGTTACGGTCAAGAGTATGCGAGCAAGTATGGTAGGGATGTGAGGAACACGCTAACCGAGCATCCTGAGATAGGCGTGCAGGTCTCCAAAGATAGTTCAGCAATGCATCGCTGGAACATAGAGAAGCACAAGGGAGGGATGTATGCTGTCGGGTTAGGCGGCCCCATCACTGGACGCGGAGGCAACATCTTGATTCTCGATGACCCTGTTAAAGGCGATGCGGAGGCTCGTTCCCTGACCTACCGAGAGCGGATATGGGAATGGTGGTGCAGAACTTTCTTCACACGCCGAGAGCCGAATGCAGGTGTGGTGCTGGTGGGAACACGCTGGCATCACGATGACCTGATAGGGCGCGTGCTCAAGGAAGAGGGCGATGAGTGGGAGAAGCTAGACTTCCCTGCCCTGGATGCGGATGGGCGTGCACTGTGGGAGGAGAGGTTCCCTGCTTCTGAGCTTGTAGCTACTCGCAAGAGTATCGGAGATGAGGCGTTCGAGTGCCTGTATCAGCAGCGTCCCACGCTAGAAGGTGGTAACCTGCTGAAGCGTGAATGGTGGGGATACTACACGCTACTCCCGACCGAGATTCATTCGGTGGTGCAGTCCTGGGATACAGCATTCAAGCGTGGTGAGACGAACGACTATAGTGTCTGCGAGACCTGGGCGAGCAATAGTGCTGACTATTATGTGGTAGAGACCTTTAGAGATAGGGTAGAGTTCCCAGAGTTGAAGCGGCTAGTGGTGCAGCAGTATGAGAAGGCGACTGCGGTTACGGGCGTTACCCCTCACGCTATCCTGATTGAGGATGCGGCAAGCGGTCAATCCCTGATTCAGGAGTTGAGGCGGGATACTAACCTACCCATCATCCCCGTCAAGCCGGATAAGGACAAGATAGCACGCACAAACGCTATCACTCCGCTTCTGCGTGCAGGTAAGGTGAGGATTCCCGAGCGAGCAGCTTGGGTTGCGGATTTCGTGAATGAATGCTCGCAGTTCCCATCGGGAGCGCACGACGACCAGGTGGATGCGATGACCCAAGCCCTGATATATCTCAAAGAGCAGAGTGCGAAGTTGCAGGATATAGTTTCGCTTAAGTGGTGAGAGGATGGCGATAAACATATTCAGATGGTTCAAGCCTCAACAACCCGAGCCTCGTGCTCTTACTAGTGCTCTGCGTGAGTTGTTTGGGATGAACGATTCTGGTGCTGGAGAGTGGGGATTTCAGCAGGCGGTTTCGCAAGGCTTCAAGACCAATCCCATCGTCTACGCTGCCCTGAGAGAGATAGCCGATGCTGCAAGTGCGGTAGACCTGACCCTTGAGCGCAAAGGTGAGGAGCTTGACCCCGACCATCTCCCGAAGCCTCTTGCCAATCTTCAGAGCTTGCTAACCCGACCTAACACATACCAGAGCGGCTCGGAGTTCGTGAAGAAGTGGGTGCAGCACATCTACCTAGCAGGCATATCGTTCATTCACTTCCCGGGCACTGAACTCTGGCTCATACCTCCCGATAGCGTAGAGATGCGACCTCATATCGGAGCACTGGGTAAGGAAGAGGTTATCTACCGAGTTCAGGGTAGAGGCGGGATGCGCGATGTTGAGCCTGACCTGATGCGCCACATAGCCTTCCCCGACCCGACCTCGACCTATGGTGGATTCTCGCCCGTGAGTGTGGCGAGGCTAGTGATTAAGGCGCACAACTCTGCTGTGAAGTGGAACAAGAACCTGCTGGATAACGAGGGCAAGCTTTCCATTCTCGTGTTCCTCAAAAACGTCATCCCCAACCTCAAGGAGTTTCTGCGTGCTGAGAAGAAGTATCAGGCGGAACTCGGAGGTGCTGAGAATGCGGGTAAGGTCAAGCTCATCCCTGGCGATGTAGCGGAGATAAAGGAAGTTGGGCTGAACGCCAAAGACCTAGATTGGCTAGAAGGCAAGCGGGATATGATGCGGGACGTGTGCGCCGTGTTGGGAGTCCCTTCCCAACTCTTGGGCGACCAAGCCAACAGCACATATTCAAACTATCAGGAAGCGAGGAAGGCATTCTACCACGAGACCGTCCTGCCGCTAATGAACCACTTCGTGCAGGAACTCAATGCCTGGCTAGTTCCAAAGTTCGACGCCTCAGCCAAGATAGTGATTAACACTGAGCATATTGACGCGCTCAGGGCTGATGAGAACGAGAAGGTGCAACGGCTCAACACAGCTTGGTGGATGACTATCAATGAGAGACGTGCTGAGATGGGGCTAGAGCCTGTGAGTGGTGGGGATGTTGTGCTGGTAAGTTTCAATGAAGTCCCAGTCGGCTCAGTTCCCTCCCAACCCCAGACCAAATCAGGGTTTCCCTTCCGAACCTACGCCAAGCCCCTTGAGCACATCAACTCCAAGAGCCTCTATCGCACCGAGGAGCAGAGGGTAGCAGCATACCGCAGAAACGACCGCAAGCGAAAGCTCTGGGAGACGCAGTTCGCCGCTAAGATGCGCGACTACTGGCGAGAGCAAGAGAGGAAGGCAGTTAGCGCGCTAGGTGAGCTAGAGCCGCGTGAGATGCGTGCTGACCTACCGATTGACTTTTTAAGAGGCGAGAACGAACGCTTCGCCAAAGAGTTCGCCCCCTTGTATTCAGGCGTTGTGGTAGAGTTTGGTCAGGATGCGATTGACGAGTTAGGAGCGAAGGGAGTTTTGTTTGATATCGATAACCCTGATGTGCGCCAGTTCCTAACCGATACCCTAACCGAGCGCAGTCGCCTGATAAACGAGACCACGGCAAAGAAGATACGAGGCGTGCTGGAGGAAGGCGTTCAGCAAGGTGAAGGGATTGCTAAGCTCAAGGAGCGTCTCCGCGACCTCTATGGAAGTTGGGGAGAGGACTTGGCTCACGGGAGAGCGCAGGCGATAGCACGAACCGAAGTAGGGCGTGCATCTGGCTATGCCAAACTAGAAGGCTACAAACAGCAAGGCGTGCGGCTCAAGGAGTGGGTTACCGCACGCGACAATGATGTGAGAGATGAGCATCAGGCTCTTGATGGTGAGGTGGTGGCGGCTACTGAGCCATTCAGTAACGGAGCGATGTTTGCACCTGACGGTATCAACTGCCGATGTGTGCTCGCTCCACTAATGGATGAAAGTGAGAAGGTGTGAGTATGCTAGAAACCAGAACAGTGAAGTTTGAGCTTAGGGAGATGAGCGAGGAAGGTATCTTCCAGGGGTATGCTTCTGTGTTCAATGAAAAGGTTCCTGACTTCGATGAGATTGTGCTTCCTGGGGCATTCAAGCAGACCCTTAATCATCACGGCGGGCGTGTAGCTATCCTTGATAATCACGATACCCGCAATGAGATTGGCACGGGTATTGAGGCGACTGAGGACAAGAACGGCTTGCTGGTAACAGGGCAACTCGCTATCAATGTTGATGGTGTGGCTGTCCAGAAAGCGAAGGAACGATGGGCACTAATGAAGCTCGCCAAGAAGCACGGACGCAGAACGGGACTGAGTATTGGCTTCAGAAGCATCAAGGACGAAGTGAAGCAAGGCACACGCTACCTACAAGAGATTGCGCTTATGGAATACTCCCTCACCTCATTCCCCGCTGCACCTAACGCTCTGGTAACCGAGATGAGGACGGTAGTAGCATACCAGGACTTCCCGCTTGCCGATGTGGAGCGTCCCTGGAAGGCTGCTGCTGCCGAGAAGCGATGGCGAGCCAAGTGTGGTGGGGACGATAATCTGAACTGGCAGAAGTATCACACGGGCTTTCTGTGGTATGACGCCAAGAATCCAGAGTCAATCACCTCACACAAGCTCCTGATAGTTGATGTGATAGACGGAAGCGTGAAGGCTGTTCCGCGTGCTATCTTTGCTGCTGCGGCTGCGGTTCAGGGAGCGCGTGGTGGTGTGAACATCCCTGAAGCCGACAAGGCAAGAGTGAGGAAGCATCTTGAGAAATACTACAAGAGGCTTGACCGCGAGCCGCCCTGGAATCAGAAGTCGCTTGACTTCCTCATCGGGCGCGGCTTGAGCAATATAGTTTACTCGGTCGAGGATGATGACCTGGCACTTCTGTTGCGCGATGAAGGCGTGGCTGCCACACTTCAGACGCTACCAGAAGACGCAGATGTTAGGGACGCGCAATATCTGCAGTCCTACGCCTCGGCACTGGATAAAGTATTAGCCCAACTAAGAGGTTAGCCAAAAACTAGGAAAGGAGAGAGATTGTGGACACTGAAAAACTTTCAGAAGAAGTAGAGCAGAAGTTCGCTAGTATCGTGAGCGAACTTACTGAGAAGGTTCAGGCAGGACAGTCGGAAGCGAAAGAGGGCATTGAGAAGGTCAACACCGAACTTCTCTCAAAGCTCACGGCGTTCCAAGAGGAGCAGAACAAGAAGTGGGAGGATGTGAACTCTTACTTCAAGCGCGTAGACCTTCCTCACCGCGACCCTGAATCCCCTGAGTCTCGTGCGTTTGAGAACTGGCTGCGGCACGGATTGACCGAAGAGAACCGCCAGTATCTTATGCCAGAAACACGAGAACTGGTAGAGAGCGACGCGACGGCTGGTGGCGTGCTGGTTCCCGACCAGAACTCTGACTCGATTGTTGAGCTTGTGGTGGAGACCGAGCCTGTGTATGCGAAGGCGACTAAATACACAGTGAGCGGTAACTCCCTAACCCTCCCCGTGCAGGACAGCGATGCTAGCCCTGCGTATGTTGGTGAGGGAAGTGCGGGGAGTGAGAGTTCACCTGGGTTCAGTGAGAAGATTGTGCACCTGCACGCCATCAAGTTCTACACGCAGATTTCAGATGAACTGCTTGAGGACTCGGCGTTCGATGTGGAGGGATTCGTTACCCGTCGTGCTGCAATCAAGGTGGCTGAGCTTGCGGGTCAGGACTTCATCAACGGGACTGGAGATGGACAGCCTGAGGGGATTGTTACCAACTCAGACATCAACGTCCTCACGGGACACGATGCCGCGAACGATAATCTGGACTGGGAGGACTTCCCGCAGGCGTTGCTGAATCTCAAGAGTCCTTACCGCCCGAACGCTAATTTTCTGTTGAGTTCAGTCTCGCTGTATCACGTGCTAATCCAGGATGCTGGCTCTACGCCGATGTTTGACCTGATGGTGAATCAGGGGCCGTTCTTCAACCGCATCCTGACTTCGGATTCAGTAGATGACGATGGCTCAAACGGCAACAAGCCGCTCATCTGCGGCGACATTGCTCGCGGCTACACCATCATCGAGAAGGCGAATCGGTTCAAGGTATTCCGCGACCCGTATAGCAACGCAGGCTATCTGACTCTGCGGTTCGTGTGGCGGGTTGGCGGTCTGGTAACTGACCCGAATGCCTTCCAGATTGTTCAGGTTTAAGGAGGTCTAGAATGAGCGCAACCTATGATATTTTCAATCGCTTGCTCGTGGAGCAGCTTACTGACCCTGAGACGGCAACGCAGACAGTAACTTCCGACTCAACAGACTTGGCGGGTTACGAAGCGGCTACTTTTTTCGTCAGCTACGGCCAGTCAGGAGATACGCTGTCGGGTTCGGTCTACTGGAGCGCGAAGCTTCAGGAGAGCGATGATGACAGCACGTTTTCCGATGTAGCTGCGGCTGATGTGATTGGCAACACGGAAAACAAGTTTGCGGTCTGCAATGCTGCGGCT